GTCACATTTCCTGTGTACAAAAGGTGATGTTTGTCGGACAGTCACCCCCCGACCGATGATGGGCAGGTGGTAGCTTGTTTGTTGTATCACAGAAGTGACAATTTTCTATGCAAAACAGAAAGTAAACATGCTGGGGTTTAATGACAGAGCGTGGTGCGCGCTAACGTTTCTGAAAGTGGTTGACGATTCTTTCGTGGAGCAGGGAATCAATCCTGCTTCCACTCACAATCATCAACATTTCAAAGTGTTATTTGGGCGCCACGTTGTGATGCAATCGTGCCAAATGCCAGTAGAATAACTGGAAACAAAATTGATTCTAAGGTTTGGAAGCTTCCAAGTAGCATAGTACACCTATGGTATCTTGCCACTCCCCAGGATAAGAATCCTGTACCTAAGAATTTCTAAAGTTCCATACATCTAACTAGGCTGGCAAGGTGGAGTTCACATTCATCATTCTTTGATGATGATACGAAAAGCTAAACACAATGGGTAAAATGCTGACGTGTGGACAGAATGATGGTATTTTTGGTATTTTCAATGCAAGATGCTTTAAAGAGAAAAGGTGGGGTGATTCCGCGCTTCCTGGGGCGTGATCCGTTCCCAAAGAGGAATAAGGTCCAGTAGCTTGCGGGGCTTGTATCGCGTGTGACAGACACCATGGTTCACCACGCAAAAACTCTTGAGCCGGAGAATCCACGAAAGATACAACGTAACAAACGGTGCGTCTAACCGCAATCCTCAACAGCCAGGGGCTCGGAAATGGCGCGAGCAGAACGTGACACGCACTAACGTTCCTGAAAGTGGTTGACGATTCTTTCGTGGAGCAGGGAATCAATCCTGCTTCCACTCACAATCATTAACATTTCAAAGTGTAACTTGCGCGCCACGTTGTGATAGGGCCATGGACGAGTCTTAGATGTTTGCTGAGTATCGTTAAGTGCCAAACCATACCATGCGCCCGACGGATAATGCATTTACGCGTACCACACTTTGGTGGTAGTTTGTGAAGTACTGCGGAGCTGGCGGGTGGGATGAGTTAACAGTCATGATGGTATTTTTGGTATTTTCAAAGTGCAAAAATGTAATCTAGTGGATTGGCGAGTGCGCGCCACATAAAATGTGTGCCCAACTATATTAATAATTGGAATAGAAAAGAAAGTGGTGTTGCGGTGGGTGCTAAGACATGCGTGCATTAAACTAAAACTAAGCACCTGAGCGCCCAAAGAATCGGGCACTACGCGATGTTGAGGTTAGAGAATGTCCTCGGCCTGTGAAAGGACGAAAAGGCGCGCCAGGTGGTGGAACCGTTGTTGCAGGAGAGCCAGGAAGCCTGCTACGCGCGCCTCCACGTAGGAAAGCTCCAGCCATGGCGATGTTGGCGACAGTGTTAATGGGTTGCAGGATGTTTTCGCGCAAGTTTGATGCCTCAGTTATTGCTGCAACGCGCCTCTGACCGTCGATTTGAGCTTGGAAGAGTTCGATTTCCTTGTCAAGTTTGGTGATCGATAGCTTGACCAACTCGTCATCAGCAGCAATGGGTGAACTAACAGGCGCCTCACCAATTCGACCCTCAGCGCTACGAATGATTAACTCACGACGTAGAGCAAGGAGTGAAGTGGAAACATAATCGGTGCCGAAGAGGTTGTTGTACACTTGGAGCAAAGCTTCAGCGTTGGCAAGATGAGGAGTGACGTCATTTCGGTCAGCGTCGAGGGCAGCCGCAATTGCTTTGAAAAGCTCAGTGGTCATCTCAAAGACCCTATTGTCGTAGGGTGTTCGATTCTCTGAGCTCTCTGAGGAAACCCTATCCAGAGTTGCAGCCATGCGGGTTCGGAAGTTCTCGCCAGATGCGAGAAGAGCACTCTGAGTAATGCGAACAACAGCGCCACCAACGGAGGCGTTAATGTTGCGGTGCAAAAAGTTCGTAGGGGTGCCAGCAACATTGAATAGAACACCTCGCGATTCGAGTTGAAGCTCAAGCGTCCTTAGAGATTGAATGGTTGCTCCAGAGACATCATTTCTTTCTTGGTACGCGACAATAGCATCATTAAGAGTTGCTAGATAAAGAGCAACCATCGTATAAAAACCAGAGCCGTGAGCGCTACTCTGCAACAAATTGAGGTTGCTCAAATGCTCAGGTATGGCTACCTGCAGTTCGCGCAGATCTCCACGATTAATCATGGAGATTATGTCGCTGAATCTCGTCCCTGCTTCGTTCAAGTCAACACTCAACAAGTCATCATCCTCATTAAAACTCAGATCCCTAACAACGGTGCGAGGTAGGGTCCTACTAGGGCTGGAGTAAGGAGAGCCAGGGGGAGGAATGTCAGGTGGAAATGGTGGGCCCCCTCCATGTGTTATGTGAAACCAGGGGAAGGCATCGCTGCCTCTGAACCTAATCTTCTTTGCTCTCAAGAAACACTTCCAGAAAAAGAAGATAATTGCGCCAAGAATAGCTGTAGCGATGCCAATAGATATCTGAAGCCAAGCGTTTCGGGGAGGTGCGATGACATTTGGTTCCTCATGCTCAACGGTGGGCTGATTAGGCACGCTATCACTGACAGCCATGGGTGCAATGTAAGTGTTGTTTGAAGCTTCCTTGACAAACTCTCGGAAAGATGCGGATGTAAACCTTTCGAGACGTTCACGATCAGCCTTAGCATTCTGGGAAATTGCCGAAATGCGGAAAAACTCGTAGTTCCACACTAAGTTGTTAGAGTCCTCAAAAATGTTTCGTGTGTAGCAGGCATGTGGATTATTATAAGGTATGCTATCCATAGAGTTCAGCCTCATGCGCACGTCCGCGAAGTCCGGATTTGAGTTTGTTCCATCGGAAATTTCTCGTAGAATTTGGAGAAAAGCCTGCAGGTTGTTGTGAATGCCATCATCAGATAAATTGAGGTAATAGCCCTGTATGCCATTTGCTCGCATCGGGAATCTTTTAGCTCTTCTAACAAGGTTGATGAAACCAAGATCGGCAAGCAAATCATGCAGCGCGGAGCAACCACCAACCGTTGAGCAGTCAACGCGGTGAGCAGCGGACATACAATCGTAAAAATCCCCCAGAGTTATGAAGCGGCTAGTAGCCCAATGATCGTGCGCTGTAATCCAAGTCGTATAAAAATACACGCTTTCATAGGAACCAACAACTCCATCCAACAGAGCGTTGTCCAAATTGTAGAGTAGAAGCGTTATGAAGGAGGCGACACTACCACACATCATGGTGAACCATGATGGTGGCAATCCTCTCCTGTCACTAACATGAAATTGAGCAACGCCGGGTCGCTTTGAGATAATTGGAATGGGAGAGTCCAAGATTTCTGGGAAGACTCTCACCAGATAAAGCATGACCTTAAGCAAAGTTCCCAAAGTTGGATATGCTCCTAGAACGTCAGGCAGTTGCTCAATGAATCTTGAGAAAGTCTCGATGTTGCTCGTTTCAATTGAGAAACTCAATGGCACAAATAGGCTCAGATAGCAATACCCATGTGTGAAGTTGAATGCAACAAACGTTCGGACAGGCCGAAGATTTGTTGCTTCGTAAGCGTGAGTTGAATTTGTCATGTACAACCATGGTGCATATGAGGTGTCCATGCACAGGGAAGCTTCCTCAGTAGTGATGGGAGAGCGCATGCGAAGACGATTTGTTGGCAGCCCTAGAGACTGAACGAACGTCGGAAACATTCCTCCGTAAGCATCAAAATGTGCTGAGGGCAAACCATCGCGACCAAGAATGAAGCCAGCGTCTTCATTGAGCGGAAGCATATGACGCACAATGATAGAACCCCATGCATCAGCGATGCGTTGTGGAAGTGTGTCACGAACTGGAGCTATATCGGGTGGAGTTCTCCTTGGCCAGCCGAAATCTTCCTCGCTGTGATGAAAGTTTGAACTAGAGGCAGCCATGTTGCTCTAGCGTATGAGCGCCCCAAGCGAGATGAGCAGAACGAAGAATACAAGTGGATGTAAAGAGCTGCAGAGGTGCTAATACTGTTAGCAAGTTGAGTGTGTGCTCGTTTCACGTTGTGTATGGTTGTGTATTGTATGGTGTTTTCGTGTAGG